AAATTGTGAACGCCGCGATTCTTTGTGGTAAAATTACCAACGAGCAACGCGAATCATTCATCAACAAAGCGAAACAGGATTACGCATTCATCAAAGAAACGATTGATGCAATGCCTATTCCGGCAAAGAAAATCAGCGTTGCCGCAAATGTAGGTTCAACAACAAACAATGCCGGTGCGGAACGTGCTAATTGGACGATTCGCGATTGGGAAAAAAAGGATCCAAACGGATTGACCGCATTAAAGGTGACAAACAACGACGAATTCGTTCGTATGTTCAAAGCCGGGTACGGTATTGAACCAAAATTCTAAATAAAAACAAACAAATAAATATCAACAACAAATCGAACAACAAATGAAAAGTATCAAAATTAGTCGCGTTCTATTGAACGCATCATTGGCGCTATTTGTCGGACTGACATTCGCCGCAATTGCCGCGCCAATAGGTTCAGCATTCGCCGTTTCTTTAATCGTTTCGGGCGTGATTTTCGCATCCGGATTCATTCCAAAAACATCGGGAACGTTGTCAATGGCGCTGCAAACGGAAGTTTGGTTGGCGGACATCACCGAAAATTTATACAAAAACAACGAATTTATTCTTGAATCAACAAGTCACGACGGATATGTTGTGAACAAAACCGTTCACGTTCCACAGGCCGGTTCAAAGCCAGGTGTGACCGTGAATCGTTCATCACTTCCGGCATCAGCAACGGCACGTACCGATAGCGATTTGACGTATAACGTTGACGAGTATTCAACCGATCCAATCATTTTGACAAACGTGGATGAACTTCAAATTTCATATCCGAAGCGTATGTCTATTATGCAAAACAACATCAACACGTTGAACGAAACAATTGGTGATTACGTTGCAAACAAATGGGCGGCAAACACATCGTCAACAATCGTTCGTACATCGGGCGCAGCCGGTTCAGCATTAGCACCAGGCGCAACCGGAACACGTTTGAAGTTGACCGTGACCGACGTTGCAAACGCGGCAAAGACATTGGACACACAAAACATTCCGCGTGAAGGTCGTGTATTATTACTTCCGGCGGATATGTTTTGGGAATTAATGGAATCAAGCGACGTTCTTCGTGCATCATACAACGGATTTCAAATGAATCCTTCCGTTCTTGCAACAGGCCAAATTGCTGCATTGTTTGGATTTAAAATTATGATTCGTTCAACCGTTAACGTGTTTACAAATGCCGGTACGCCTGTATTGAAGGCCGTTGGCGCAGCAACCGCAGTTACCGACAATTATGGTGCGATTGCATATCATCCTTCCGTTGTTGCAAAGGCAAAAGGCGGCGTTTCATTGTTCAGCCAATCGGGCGACAACACAATGGGCGATCCGACATATTACGGTGTAATTATGTCCGCATTAGTTATGTTGGGCGCAAAAATGACACGTTCAACCGGTTACGGTGTTGTGAACCTGGTTCAAGCAGCAAGTTAGTTTTAAAGAATCAACGCAATGATCAACAAACAACAAGCCGCCGACAAAGCCGCGCCGTATCTTAAAACATCGGCAAAGGTATTTGTCACGGCCGACGGAAACGTGTTCCTGGCGAATGCTGAAAATGCCGCCAAATATCACGCACGGTCATACGCGTTAGAATTATATACATTTGATTCAGCAACACAACCGGTCGTCGAAGCGGCACCGGTTGTTGTTGAACCAAAGAACGACGAAATTCCGTCGGAAGATTACGCGTCATTGACGAAGAAGGAATTGCAATCAATCGTTAATGGCGACGGGGTTAAATATCCGGAAGCCGAATGGAACGAATGCAAAACGAAATCCGAGTTTGTCACTTATTTGAATTCAAAACTTTAATTAAACAACCAACGTGAACGACATAATATTCAACAAAGGACAAGGCGGATTGGGACGTCCGTTGCCTGGCGAAGATCACATTTCCGGAATGCTATTCTTTTTAGCCGACGGAAATCTTCCAACGGGATTTTTGACGACCGACCGTGTTAAAAAAGTATTTTCAATCGCACAGGCGGAAGCATTAGGCATTACATTTGATCACATCGGCGCAACACAGGCGTTTGACATCGTGACAATGAATACCGCCGGTGCGGAAGGCGACACAATCGCATTCGTTTTTAACGGTGTGACATTGGGCGCAATTACCGTTAGTGCATCACCAACGGCCGGTGATAATGCGTCGGATATGGTTGACGCAATCAACGCATTAACATACACAACAGGATTTGAAGCCGTATTGGACGGAACGGACGTGGTTGTGTTGGCACCGTTAGGAACGGGCGCCACATACAACGGCGAAGAAGTCACATTTGTAATAACAGGAACGCCAACAATGAACAATGTCGCATTCACAGGCGGCGTTGGTTCATATATGGATTTGTTATGGTACCAGGTGAACGAATATTTTCGCATTCAACCAAAGGGTGTTTTATACATTGGTATATACGAACCGGCCGTGACATTCACAACGGAAATAGTTGCAATACAAACATACGCAAATGGCGAAATTCGTCAAATGGGTGTATATGTAACGGCAACCGATTTTTCAACGACACACGTGTCCGCAATGCAATCACAGGCGAACGCATTGGCGGCCGTACATAAGCCGTTAAACATCATTTATGGTGCAAACACAACGGATTGGGGAACAATCACCGACCTTCCAACATTACGGACATTAGATTGTCCAAACGTGTCGGTTGTGGTTGGTATGGACGGCGCGGCAGTCGGAAACGATTTGTATTTAGCAACGGGCAAATCCGTTCCGTGTTTGGGAACGACATTAGGCGCCGTTTCTTTGTCAAAAGTAATGGAAAACATCGGTTGGGTTGCGAAATTTAACGTATCAACAACCGAGTTTGCAACAATCAAATTCAGCAACGGCAATTTGTACACATCAATACCGGATTCCGGTTTGAATTCGTTGGACATTTACGGATATATATTCCTTCGCAAACACATCGGCATCGCCGGTGCGTATTTCAACGATTCATCAACGGCCATTGTGACGACAAGCGATTACGCGTACATCGAAAACAACAGGACGATTGACAAAGCAATCCGCAACATACGCACAAACGTATTGCCGCAATTAAATTCACCAATCACCGTGAATGCCGACGGAACGTTGACAAACGACGTGATTGCCTATTTTCAAGAATTAGCCGGTTCAGCAACCGAGCAAATGGCGAAGGACGGCGAGTTATCAGCGCAACAAGTAATCATTGATCCAACACAGGACGTTTTAACATCGTCAACGTTGATCATTACGGTTGTCCTGGTGCCGGTTGGCGTTGCACGTCACATTGTTATTAATATAGGATTCACAACATCAATCGCGTAAAAATATGATACCTTTAATTAACGGCATTGCATACGATTGGGCGCAAATTGTGCTTACAATCGCCGGTACTCCGATCGCCGGAGTATCAACAATAAACTATTCCGACACACAAGCAATGGTTGACAATTACGGCGCCGGTTCATTTCCGGTTGCGCGTGGATTTGGAAAATACGAAGCCAAAGCGTCAATTGAATTGTCAATGGAAGAAGTTGAATCAATCACGTCGGCCGCACCAGGTCGTCGCCTTCAAAACATTCCGGAGTTTCCGATTATTGTTTCCTTCATTGATCCTAACAATACGGTTGTGACGCACAAACTAAAAAATTGTCGTTTCAAGGACAACAAACGCGATATGAAAACAGGCGATTCGGGCGTGAATGTTTCGATTGAATTGATTGTTTCGCACATTGATTGGTAACTAAATAAATTCTAAAATAAACCGGTGATTATGGAAGAAAACAAATTGAGTGCGGATGAAATTTCCGCATTAAAAAAGACACACGGAACGGTTCACGAATTGAACGTTCCGATTAACGACGACGAAACGGAATATGCAACAATCTATTTGAAGAAATTGGATCGTGCAACATATTCAGCAGTTGCGGCGATTGTTGACAAAGACGAATTACAGGCAACGGAAGTAATGTTAAAAAACCTTCGCATTGCCGGTGATCCGGTTGAAAAGATTACGTCGAACTTTGACGCGTTACGTGCGGCCGTTGGTCAATGCGTGGTATTACTTCGCGCAAAAACAGGCAGTTTAAAAAAAATTTAGATCGGCATTTTTTGCCCGTTGAACAAGGTGGCGACGAAGTAAGGCGGAACAATGCTTTACTTCGTTTCTATTTTCCAGGCATTGGCGATCCGGATTTAATGAGTGATGAAGTGTGGGCGGAACGTGTCGGCGATTTGTGGTTTGTTTTGGAAATTACAGGACAAATAAAAGTCGAATATATACGTGGCGCAAATGGTGTTATTAAGGACAAAAAAATAAAATTCAACATTGGCACAAAAGGCGGAATTTGAATTAAGTTTAAAGGACCTGTTTTCAAGCGGATTAGATAAGGCAACCGGCAAAGTCAAAGATTTTGAAGGTGGCATCAATCACGCAAAGGAAACCGTTGGCGAATTAGCGAAGGCGTTCGGCCTGGCGTTTGGCGTTGAAAAAATTGCGGAATTTTTTAAAGGTTCCGTTGAAAAGTTTATGGAACAAGAAAAGGCGTCGAAGCAATTGGAAGCCGTTCTACGTTCCACAGGAAGCGCCGCCGGAATGACGGCGGAAGGTATTGATAAATTGGCGCAATCACAGGCGCAATTGACGTTGTATGAAGACGATACAACCGTTGAATCGGCGAAGTTGTTGTTGTCATTTACCAACATTAAAAAGGGAATATTTGAAGAAGCCATTCCGGCCATTGCCGATATGGCGTCATTTATGGGAACGGATTTGCAAGGCGCCACAATGCAAGTCGGTAAGGCGTTGAACGATCCAATCAAAGGTATTGCGGCGTTGTCACGCGCCGGTGTGTCATTCAGCGAAGGCCAAAAGGAAGTCATAAAAAAAATGACGGAAACGGGCAATTTGGCCGGTGCGCAAAAATTAATAATGAACGAGTTGACGAAGGAATTCGGCGGCGCGGCGGCGGCGGCACGTGAAGCCGATCCATTCGGCGCGTTGACAATTCAATTCGGTGAGTTTCAAGAAACGGTTGGAAAAGGGTTGGTGTCCGTGTTAAAAATGGTGATGCCGACATTGAAATCAATGGTGTCCGGCCTTCAATCATTTGTTGAATTTTTAGGCGAAAACAAATGGATATTTGAAACGATTGGATTGGCCATTGGCGCAATGGCGGCGGCATTTTTAGCCGTGAAAATACAAATGATTGCAATGTCCGTTGTTGCCGCCGCACAAATGGTTCCGACATTCTTTGCATTGGCGGCGGAAATTGGTGTTGCCGACGCGGCAATGTTTGCATTCAATACAACAATGTTGTTGAATCCATTGACGGCCGTATTGGCCGGAGTTATGGCATTAGCAGCCGGATTGATATACCTTCAAAGTGAAGCCGACAAAGCCGTTGCCAAAAGTCAAGCGGCATCGGCAGCGAATTACGAAGAAGGAATGAAGGAAGTCATCAAGGGTGACATTGAACGACAGGCGAAAATATTGTCGGCAACGGGTAAATATCAAGCAAAGGACATTGACAAATTAGCAATGCAACACGCGGCGACGGCGTCAATGAAGGAAGAAGTATATTATTTGAATCAAAAAACGGAAGCATTAAAACGTGGCGACAAAGCGGCGGCGGCCGGTGCGGAAGGCAATGTTCAAAGAGAAAAGAAAATACAACAAGCGATTAAGCAACAACAAAACGCCAAAGGATATTTGGGTGATTTGGGCGACGAATTCGGTAAAAAAACAAAGGACGTTGGAAACAAATTGGATTCAGCCGTCGGCAAGGTCGAAGGAACACGAATGACAAATTTGAATATCAGCATTGAAAAATTAATAGAAAAATTTGAAATCAACACGACGAACGTTTCGGAATCAGTTGAACGCATCCGCGAAGAAGTGAGCAAAGCGTTATTGGAAGCCGTGAATGACGTCAATATAATAGCCGGTCAATGAGTTTAGATGCAATGACAAACATATCACGCGCCGACATCATTTTGAAGTCGTATGCGTTGAGCAATTTGAAATCACGATTCTTTAAATTTGGGGTGCCACAATCGGACGACACGATTGACCGTGTGTCGGCATTGGGAACGCCTGTATTTGCGCCGTTGACAATCTTCAAAGGTTCATATATACAAAGCGACGGAACGCAAGTTGATTATGACGGATTTGAAGAAGGCGACACGGAGTTTCACGCATTGGATTTGGCATTGATTGAAGTATCAATGGCTAAAAACATCATTAAGACGGCCGTTGCCGGACGCAATGGAACGATTAAAGAATATATATCGGACGGCGATTTTTCGGTGACTATTCGTGGCGCATTATACACGGAACAACCGAATCAATTTCCGTTGGCATTGGTGCAACGGATGAAACAAATTTGCTCGGTGCCGGATGCGATAAGTGTTTATTCGCCGTTCCTGGATTTGTTTTCAATCAATTCATTAGTCATTGAATCCTATTCATTTCCGCAAATACAAGCATCGTATAATATGCAGCCGTTTGAAATCAAATGTATATCCGATTCACCGGTTGAATTTAAAATTAGGACGGAATGATCCGGTTGAAATGTCAAATAATATTTAAGACGTCACCGACAATCATTTATGATTACGCGGCCGAC